GTTGACAAACCAAGAAAAACTCGATGGCATTCTCGAAAAACTTGCGTCTGATTATCGAAAATTAAGCGTAGAGCAGCAAGCTTTTGCGGTCAAAGAAATTGCAAGGGTAAAAAGCGACATCGCTAATATTCTGATGGATTTCGCAGAAAAGGACGGCAGTATAAAAAGACAGCGCCTTTCACGGTTATTACGTGAATTAGACGAGGTTGAAAAGTTAGTGCGCGAATATGGCACGACTGCTATGGACGTAATTATTAAAGACACGGCAAACTTTGCGGTTACCGGCGCCAATGCGGGTTTAGTGGCGATAGGAGCTAAGGCAGTTGCCTCTGCGCAATTAGAGCGACTTAATCGAGACGTTTTTGAGTACGTAGTAAAGCGGTTTAGCGAAGACGGGCTTGTTCTATCCGACCGAGTTTGGCGGCTTAGCGGAGATATGCGTGATGAAATATCGAAGACTCTACGCGCGGGCATCCTTCGTGGAGATTCCGTCAATACAATGATCGCAAATATTCGCAAAGTACATGATAACGAAACGTGGAAGATTAAGCGGCTGGTTGTGACGGAAGGAAACACGGCTTATCGAGCGGCTACTGCTATGAACGCCAGTCGTAGTGATGTCGTAAAAGCCCTTCGAGTCCACCGAGGCAGAGCGAATCGCCCGGATCACCGTTGTACTATTTTAGAGCATACGGATAGGCACGGAATGGGCGCAGGTCTTTTCTTACCGTCTGATAGCGATATTTACAGGATGCACGTTAACTGTACCGGATACTTAACTTATGAGCTCGACGAAAAATATCTCTAGGAGGTGATTACGTTGTTAACACCGGAAGACATCGACTTTATGAAAGAAACTCGAAAGGAAGTCGTAGCTAATCGCCAGTCATCTATCACATTGATATACGAGGACGGAGGCGTAGTAGACCCGATAACCGACGAAGTAATTGAGCCAATAGAAACTCCGTATAATACGTTAGGCGTAGTCATAGAGATTTCGTCTCAAGTTAAATACGACCGGTTTATAGAAAACGGCATCGAAGTACAAAAAGGCGACATATGGTTCAGCGTGGCAATCGAGGAACTAGCGGACATATACGAAAAGATTACCGAATTAATTTACGGAGGCAAGCGTTACGAAATTCTATCTAAGGACAAAAAAGGCATCGGTGAACGTAATCGCGCCGAATTTGTTGGGAGGTTGATATCGTGAGCAATCAGACCTTCACGGTTAGAGTCGTGGGACTTCCTGCGATCATAGAGATGTTAGATACGTCTCAAGTAATGACCGATCTTGACCGAATAACGGAGGCATACGCACGTAAGATGGCGAACGAGTCGGCTGATGGTGCTCCTGTAGATACCGGACGGCTTCGAAATTCGTTCCCACCTAGCGTTAGGAAAGAGTCCGACGTTCATTGGTCGTTTGGTTCCGACGTAGAGTACGCCAAGGTTCAAGAGTACGAACATCGTTCGAAAAAAGGCTTCGTCCGAAAAGCCGTATGGGATAATCGCGAGGCTTATCGGAACAAGATTAAAGAACGCCTCGGCCAGATAGGAGGATAAGTATGCAACTAAACCTCCAGCACTCGCTGCGTAAGCATATCGTGGATAAAACCGGTATTAATGCGGTTTGGGTTTACGACGGCGTTAAGTTACCGACTGTCAAGCCGTTTATAACGATCGAGCAAATGCAAAATAATACGTCGATACTATCAAAGCAGCGCGAGTCAGTTCGGACCATTTACCGTTTTCAAATCGGGTTATTTGCGACGAGCGCGACTGAGCGAGCCCGCAAGCAAGATGAACTTAAACGAGTATTATTGTTTGACGAAATTGAATTAATCGATGCAACAACGCCGAGCACATCGCTGGGCTTTTTTCATGCGGACATAACGGCAGAAGTGCCGATGCCTGCAGATGACGTAAGTGACGAAACGAAAAAACATCGCGTTTACTTCGATGTAGAAGTCGACGTGACGTTCAATAAAAACACGCTATAGGAGGCGGTTATAGATGGCAATCGAATATCGCGGAGAAGAGATTTTATTCGCAGTAGCAATTCCAGGCGAGACAGAAACAATCATTCGTCCGTTTAATCAAACGAGCGGTTCGACAAGTATTTCAGCGGATTCAATCGATTTAGACACTAAGGACAAAACAGGTTCTGACTACGGTAAAGTAACGCAAGAAATTTCGCTTGAGGGTGTTATTTCAGAAGGCGACCCGTTCGTTGATTTTATTAAGGGCGCAATTCGAGGAAAAGAATTAGTTAAAATTTACGAAATTAACACACGTACAAAGGAATCCGAATGGGGAATGTATATGATTTCATCATTCGAAAAGTCATTCGGAAACGGAGATTTTGCAACATACTCATTAAGCGGATCGTTAAATGGCGATGTAACAGAACAGACATTAGTAACAATTCCAACTGGAGCAGTGTAATGGATAGCGAGCTTCGGCTCGCTTTTAATTTTGAAAATTAACCAAAAGGGGTTTTAATAGATGGCACGTTTTGAAGTTAACGGTAAAGAGTACGAACTTAAACTAACATTCGCAAGCGTAAAACATTTAGATAGCTTATTCGAAGGTGGATCGCTTGGCCTAATCGGTAAAGCAATCTCCGGAGATTTAGATACTTTCACACATATCGTCCACGCAGGACTATTCCACACAGGTGGAAACATTTCGCATAAAGACGTCGAAAAAGCGATTGAGGACGCATTCGAAGCAGAAAAGCTCGATATGGACTACGTACTTAAAACATCTAACGAGGTAGTAGCGGAAAGTTTTTTCTACAAGAAAATCGTAACGAAACTAGTAGCGAAGAATCCGGAAGCGATGGAGCAAATGAACGAACTACTGAAATAGAACAAGCGCTGTCCGACGGCTGGCGTTACCTCGGACTAAAACCGGCGGAAGTGTACGCGTTAACTCATCGCGAGTTTACTATTCTGCTTAAAGCGCAACGAGAGCGCCAGTATGACGAATTTGAACGCGAAGCAATGTTTGTAATGATGCGCGAATCAGCAACTCGTGCTAAGCGTCCGAAAGCGAGCGACTTGTTTAAGCGCCCTAAACTTGGCGAGCAAGATGAACGCAAGCTTGAGGAACAGGCGAAAAAGGCTGAACATGCTTCGGAATGGTTAGCGCAATTTGACTTTAATAGAAAGGAGGGCGAATAATGGCGGATCAAACTATTTTAGTCAACGTCGGCGCCAATATATCGGACTTGACGAGTGCGATGAATACTGCGACTCGTAGCATTTCATCGTTTGTTAACGATACTCGAAAAGGGTTCCAGGCATTAGGTGACGTAGGTAAAATCATAACTGGAGTTGGTATCGGGATTGCTGCCGGTCTAGGAGCTGCGACTAAAAAAGCGATGGATTTCGAACAGCAGATGAGTAATGTTAAAGCGGTGTCAGCGGCAAGCGCTGGAGATATGCAAAAGCTTACAGCGTTAGCTCAAGAAATGGGAGCCAAAACAAAATATAGTTCAGTAGAAGCGGCAAAAGGAATCGAGGAATTAGTCAAGGCGGGCGTATCCGTTAAAGACATAATGTCCGGAGGATTGGAAGGTGCTCTATCTCTCGCAACTGCTGGAGAATTAGACCTCGCTGAAGCAGCGGGGATAGCGTCTACTGCTCTTAATGCTTTTAAGAAGGACGGTATAACTGTAACAAGAGCTGCCGATTTGCTCGCTGGTGCGGCTAATGCCTCGGCTACTGACGTACATGAATTAAGATACGCATTATCGATGGTATCAGCGGTGGCAAGTGGCGCAGGGCTTTCATTTCAAGATACCTCAACAGCTTTGGCGGTATTTGCGCAATCGGGGTTAAAAGGATCGGACGCAGGTACCTCGTTAAAAACAATGTTACTTAACTTAATACCGCAAACTAAAAAGGAAGTAAAATTATTTGATGCTTTGGGTGTAACTGCGAAAGATGGGTCTAACGCATTCTTCGACGCTTCTGGAAACATTAAGTCAATGGCTGAAATTGCGCAAGTTCTCCAAGATAAGTTAAAAGGCTTGACTAACGAACAGAGAATGGCTACGCTTCAGCAAATGTTTGGCACCGATGCGATCAGGGCTGCCAATATCCTTTACAACGAAGGCGCTGCCGGTATTAACAAAATGTACGGCGAAATGTCGAAGGTAACTGCGGCTGAAGTAGCTGCGGAGAAA